CACCATGGTCGACAGCTTCTTGGCCGTCAGCTTCACGCCCCCGGTCGTCGGCTGCGACGCCGAGATCGCCTCGCTCTCGCCCACGTAACTCGCCGTGACGTCGGCCGACACCTTCGGGATGTCCAGCGAGCCCTCGGGCATCGGGGTCATCACCGGGCCGAGGCGACGAACCGCGACCCGCGGGGTGAGCAGATCGATGAACTCCTCGCGGTAGCCGCCGGGGACCAGCGCCCCGCCGGCGGTGAGGTCGCCGGAGGTCAGGGCCTTGGCGACGAGAGGATCGCCGGGCCACAGCTGTTCGGCCGCCTTTTCGGCGGTGATGTGCGGGCGCTCGTCGGCGCGGGCCGTCCACGCCGAAATCGCCTTGGCGAGCATGATGCGGCCGGTTGCTCGCAGAGCGGGCCCGGCCGCTGGGCCAGTGGCCCCCATGGCTGCGCCCGGGGGTGCGAAGCCCTGGCTCGCCTTTGCGGCGATCCGGTCCTCGATCCCCTTCATCGCCTCCTCGATCCGGTCGGCGACCGCCGAGGTCACCACGGAGTTGATCTTCGAGAGGAGGTCGTCTTTGCCTCTCTGCAGCTGCCCCTTGTCCATCGTCTTCTCCTTCGCCGGCGGGCCGGCCGTCATTCGTCGTCGTAGACCAGCTCGCCAGTGGTGGCGGTGGTGGCTTCGTCGGCTGCCTTGCGGCAGGAGTCCCGGAGCGTCCGCTCGAGCGACTCGAGCCACGCCTCGTCTTCGTCGACCTCCGGAGCGCTCTCCTGCGCCGAGCTCGAGACCGTGAAGTGGACGGGGTCGCCCGTCGAGGGGCAGACGCCCCAATGGGTCCAGCCCGGAGCCTCCGGCGCCGCTGAGCGGACCTGGATCGGCAGCGAGTCGTGGCGGCCGCCACAGACGCCGCAGGCCGCGATCGAGAGGGACTCGCGGAGGTGAACGTTGAGGGTGAAGAACTCGCCCTCGTCGCTCTCTCCGCCCTCGCCCGCATCACCCTCGGCCTGAGCGTCCTCGTCGTCGCCGTCGTCGGTCTTGGCCGCGACGGCCGCGAGGAGCTCGCGGCCACCGTCGCCGGCGAGGTCGAAGACCACGGGCGCGGAGGGGCTCTTCGCCATCGCCTCCAGCGTCGACCTCGGGACCCACAGGCCAATGCCGTGTTCGCCCTCGAGGATCCGCTCGGCCTCGCGGAGGAGCGGTCGGATATCGAGGCCGGCATCCTTCGCCTGCTGCTGGACCACCAGGGCGTCCTGGTGCTGGCCGATCATCACCGCGGAGCACTCGAGAAGGTCCTGCTCGAGGAAGTCGTAGGCCCAGGGCCCGCGCTCCTCGTTGCGGGCGTAGACGATCGGCTGAATCCCGACCGAGCAAGCCCGCAGGATCTCGCGGCGGTACATCTGGTAGACGAGCTCTGCGAAGTCCCAGACCTCGCGCGACCGGAAGTCGGCGTCGCCCACCAGGTCGTGTCCATCGACGTGGACGTTCGCCCACTGGCCGAGGGGGAGACCGCGGTAGTCGTGCCCCCAGGGCATCACCGGGTTCTTCGCGAAGTTCTCGAGCCAGGTGCCCTCGTGGTGGATGACGTCCCCGCCGCGATCGGGCACGCCCCCGTTCATCACGAACCGGATCGTCCCCTCCTGCCCCTCGGCGGCCTTCTCCCGGACCGTCACGCCGAGGGTGAGGCGGATTGGCTGGGCGTCGGCGCCCTCCTCCGAGGCATCGGCCAGCTCTTTCTTCCAATCGGGAATCTTCATGGGGGTCTCCTATGCGGCGCCCTGGAGGTCCTCGATCGCCTCCTCGAGCTCCACCATTCGCTGACGCTGCTCCTCGGCCTCCTCGCCGTCCGGCGGCTTCGCGGTGAGGAGCTCGACGTCCTCGAGGCGCGTGTAGGCCGTGAAGCGGTTCGCGACGAGGTGGACGTCGTCGCCGTCGCGGGGCGCATGGCCGGAGAGATCGCGCCATTCCTTCATCGTCAGCGCGTGGGGCTGGGCGCGGGCGGCCTTCAGCGCGAACTCCTGGTCACGCTCGACCGGGTTGGAGAAGCTGAGGACCGCGTTTTCGGCGACGCCGCGATACTCGGGGAGGAGGCGCTCCACCGTCTCCTGCATCCGAATCAGGCGCGGCAGGGTGTTGTGCTTCGCGTGGAGCTCCTGGGCGAGCCCGATCGTCGAGCGATTCGAGTCGCCGAGGATGCCGAGGAGCTCGGGCGGGTACCCGTGCGTCTGGACCACGATGTCGCGCAGGCTGGCGCGGAGCGGGACCAACTGCTGCTGGTCGAAGGTGTGCCCGACCGCCTGGACGTCGATCTTCCCCGGGAAGAAGATCGGCTTGAAGGCGCGGGCCTTCTGGAGCCAGCTGACCTCGAGTCGCTTGACGTTCGGATCGTCCTTCTTTTTCCCCAGCATGCCCTCGCCCGAAACGATCAAGTCCGGGCGGGCGTTGCGGAAGAACCAGCGGGCGATGTGCTTCGCGGCGTTCTCGTCGGCGCCGAGCTCGTCCGCGAGCGACTGCGCGATCCCGGTGCCCCGGCCGTAGGGATTCGCCGGGTCGGGGTTCACGTGGCGCAGGACATCCTCGGCCGAGATCTCGGCAGACCAGGAGCGGTAGCGGAAAATCCAGGTCGGGCGGGACGCCGTCGGGAACTCCTTCGACCAGCTCGAGGGGACCACCCAGGCCCGCCAGGGGATCCCCGACGGGCGGCGATCGAGGACCCAGTAGCACTCGCCGACCAGGTCCCCGTAAATCGCCGTCAGGCGGCGCTGGTCGAAGCCGGTCAGGGCCGGGTTGCCGTCGTGGAGCAGCTCGAGGAGCGGGTGTCGCGAAACCGGCTCGAGGTCGCCGTCGCGCCGAAGGACCTCGATCGCCTCCAGCCGCTTCGTCCCGAGCTCCTCGCGCTGGATCGATCGCACGATCTCCCGCCTCCGCGCCTTTTCGCCCACGGCGCGGTCGAGGTGCCACCTCTGCAGGCCCACTGAGTCGCCGATCCGGCCGACGACGCTGCGGATCCAGGGCAGATCGCGGTACGCCTCCTCGAGCGAGGCGGCATGCCGGCGCGGGGGGTTGCCGCCGTGCGACGAGAGCGAAGCCAGCATCCCGTACGCCTCCTCCTCGGAGAAGACGAGAGCCGCAACAGCGGCCTTGGTCGCAGCGGCGACGCGGGAAAGTGGGCCCATCGACCAGTTTGTATGAGGAAACGCTGTCGAATGTCAAAAACCCGGCGCGGTTGCCGCGCAACCGCGCAGGGTGTGGTAGTTTTTGCTCGGTCGAGGTACCCGAGGATGACTTGAGCCACCCCTCCAACTCCCCAGACCCCGACCTCGACTCCCTTTTCTCCTACCACCCGCCCGCGCGGTCCTCGCCCACTGTCCTCCCTGCGCCGACCGCTCGGCTGCGCTTCGCAAGATTCGCGAGGCCGCGATGACGGCAAACGCTGCGATCGCGCTCGAGGAGCCCGCGGGGAAGTGACGGCCGCGGCGGAGTCGAAGTCTCGGGCCCGCCAAGTCGGGCAGCTCTTCGCCTGGGGTCGCCTGGAGTACCATCGTCGGGTGGATCTCCAGTGCGAGCGCCCCCTTTCCCAGGCCCAGGCGGCGCGGCTCGCCTCCCAGGCCGCGGGGTTCGTGATCACCCGGCACCAGGTGGCCCGGCTGGAGGCGTGTCCGGCCCACGGAGGGACCCATCCCGCCGCCCGGGTGCTCGCCGACCTCTACCGGGTCCCGTGGGATGCCATCCTGGACGCCGCGGGGATCGCAACATCGTGATAGCAAGGGTTTCGCCGATCTCGATATGTCAATAGAAATAGAAAGGGTTAGCTTCGGCTCCGGGGTGTGCACACCCCGGGGCTCGGGATACCGCCTCTCGTTGCGTGCGGCCCCTAGGGGTCAAGCACTTGGGGCACCTCCCATCGCGCAACTTGGGGTTTACCCCTTTTCTGGGGCGCGTATCAATTGACACACCGCGCGGACCTTGTCAACCTGGCCCTGCCAGTGGTGGCGACGCGGGAGCCGCGGCCGAGGGCCTGCGGTTTCCATTGCGATTCGACCGCTCGGCAGTTTGCCGAGGCGGCCTCGGATGCGGGCGAGCTCTTCGGGGTGATCAAGGGCCAGTTCTCGTTCCCGCGCCTGGTCCAAGAGATCCTCTCCATCGTCGGTCCATCCGAGGTCTTGATGTCGGCATGGGTGGCGCCGAGCTCGAATCTTGGCGAGGCGTTCGCCTTGATCGCTGACCGTCGGGTCGAGGGAATGAGGTGGCTCGTCGACCACGGATTCGCTCGAGACCATGGACAGTTCCTCGAGTCGGTCGAGAAGCGTCACGGCGACGACTCAGTGCGCCTGGTCCGCTGCCACACCAAGTACGCCGCTCTGCGGGGGGGGTCCGCGGACGTAGTCATCCGGACGTCGCGCAATCTCAGCGACAGCCCCAACCTCGACATCTTCGACGTCTCGTTCGACTCGGCCGAGTGGGGGCGCCTGCTGTGGTCGATCTCGGATGCGGCTGTCCGCGGGGTCGGCGACGCGCTCGGGCCGGTCCTCGAGACCGGCCCGCTCCCCTGCCGGCGAACGAAGAAGGCCAAGGCGCCACCGCTCGACCAGCTACTCGACCCGACGACGGAAGCGCTGGCCCTCACCTGTGGTCGCTACTCCCTGATTGATGTCGTCGGCGGCGCGATCGAAAGGGCCGGCGACAACCCGCGCGTGGTCGTCAGCGCCTGGTCCGCAGGAGAGCCGGAGATCACGGCGATCTCGGAGTCGTCGCGGTCTCGGTGGCTGATCGACACCAGCTACCTGAGCCTCAAGCCGAGGGGCGCGGCGCTGCTCGAGCGCCTCGAGACCCGGTACGCGCTGAATCACGCGAAGTGGGTGACAGTGCGCGGCACGGAGGGGGA